TCTGATATCGTTCCCGAATACACAAGAAACAAAGAATTCCCATCGATGGAAATGACCATCACGGGATATGATACGATTGAATTGGTTCAAAAAGAGGATTTCGAATCAGCACCCGAACGCGTGTGGACCATTGAGGATTACAAACGACTATTACCATTGATTGAGGGGAAAACGCCGTCACAAGCCACCAAATTCATTTCAGACACCGAAGGCGTGTTGAAGCGAATCGCGGAAAAGGCATTGAACGAAATGGAATCAAACAAGATGATTCAGTATTCAAGTAAGGGACGCACCCGAACGATTGAGGTTGACAACATCATTTAAAAACGTTATATTGTGAAGATAGATTTGAAAGTGCGCAACCAAATCGCGCAATTGATTGTAGACATGGAGGTTGGTGAATCCAAGCCGATTCGCAAACACGAAATGGTTCCAGTCATTAAAGAAGTGAACGACACGGCATTGATTGGCCACGCCATTCGATTTGTGAAGAATGCAGACGACGAGGTCATTGCATTGAAAAAATATAGAAAAACCGCAATTGAAAAACGTTTTGAAACAAACACATAAGATTTGCACCAAATGCAAGACCGAACGACCTATCGAACAATACAACAAATTGATTCGGGGTCGTGGTGGCCGACGTGCGCAATGCAAACATTGTGACAAAAGATATTCCGAACAACGAGGGTTGAACATACCGCAAGAAGGCGGCGAATATAAGTTGAACAAACAAACGATGATGAACCACATGTACATCCATTTCGGTTGGTGGGAATCAAAGATGACGGCCGTGGAACGCGACCAACAACGTCGTGATGTTCGCAAGTATTACAAGCCCGAACAAAAAGATAAATTGAAATGATAGAAGAAGGAAAAACAATGTTCGCTGATGGGTATCATTACGCCATCATTGGAACGACTGATGATGGACGAGTGGTTTATTCAAAAGTTATGATGATTGAGAAATTGGTCAGCGAAGATGATATGACAATCGAAGAAGCGATTGAATGGTGTGAATACAACGTTTGGTCAGCATATGTTGGAGAACATACGCCAATATATGTCAACGACTTTGATGCCGATTTCGAAGAACTTAACACTTATCTAAATGCCTAATGTACCAAAGAGAAAACAACGGCCTTGGTTGCAAGGTCAGAACAAAGCAAGCAAACAAAGAATTGAACGCAACAAATTCTATCAAACAAACGCATGGCGAACGCTACGCAATATGTTCATCAAGCGACATCCGTTGTGTGTTGAATGCGACGGCATTGGCCAAGTGGTTGACCACATCATCCCAATCAAACAAGGTGGCGATGCGTTGGAGTGGGACAACTTACAAACGATGTGCCATAGATGCCACAACGTTAAGAGCGGAAAGGAGGCACACCTATGAATGAGGAGAAGCTGTTTAACTACATCAAGGCTAAGTACATTGATGACCTACAACCAACGCAAGGGTACTGCTCCTTTGATGGGTACAGCATCAAATACCAAACGCTGGTAGAGCTGAAGTGTAGAGCCAAGCACTATGATGAGATGATGATAGAACAGCAGAAGTATAACGCGCTAATGCGTGAGGCAGATACCTTTGGGTTTGTTGTGTATTATGTTTGCTCTACACCTAAAGGTATATACTGCTGGAGCCTCTTAACTATTAAAGCTCCAGTGTGGTACGGTAATGAGACTATGCCGAAGAGTACAGCGTTCGATGACAAGAGCGTAACCTCCAAGGCAGTAGGATACTTAAGTATTGACAGCTCAACAAGATTATAGGAGGGGGGTTGTAAATGTCTGAGTACAACACACTTACATTAAAATGATAAAAAATGGGAAAAGGAAGAAAACCAAAGCCAACGGCGATATTAAAAGCGCAGGGCACATTCGACGCATCGCGTCACAAAAATAGATTAGAAGCAGAAGGAACACCAACGCAACCGGCGATCCAATCGGCGGACGAAACGTTCCGTTGGTTGGTCCAAAAGTTGGATGATTTGGGCGTTGTTGCCGAAGTGGACGCGATGGCGTTGCAAATGTTGGCCGATGCGTGGGAGGACTACCAATCGGCGCGCGCCGTTGTCAAAGAACAAGGTCCAACATATGCGACGACAACCGCACAAGGCGATTTGATGTGGCGACCACGACCGGAAGTTTCAATGATGAATGCCGCGTGGTCCAAGTTGAAAAGATGATGGTCCAATTTGGATTGACCGCATCATCACGCGCAAAGATTGAGACGCAAGAAAAGATTGAAACACTTGATGACTTGTTAGGATGACACACGACGAAACAAAATCAAACCGAATCATCAATTTCATTGAACGCGTTTGCACGCACGTGAAAGGTGATTTGGCAAACCAACCTTTCCTTTTAGAAGATTGGCAAAAGGAATTCATTCACAAGATGTTCGGCACTATAAACAAAAGCGGGTTGAGGCAATACCGAACATCCTATGTGCAGATTCCGAGAAAGAACGGAAAATCAAATTTATCCGCGGCCATTGCGTTGGCGATTTTGTTCGTTGAAAAAGAACAAGGTGCGGAAATCTATTGTTGCGCATCATCACGCGACCAAGCAAAGATTGTGTTCGAGGTGTGCAAACAAATGGTTCGCAACTCCGCAATCTTGACAAAGAATTGCAAGACCTACCAAAATTCAATCGTACTTAATGGCACCAACTCGTTTTTGAAAGCGGTCGCCGCCGATGCTGGATTGTTGCACGGGGCAAATGCGTCCGCGGTCATTTACGATGAATTGCACACGGCGAAGAATCGCGAATTGTGGGATGTGATGGCGACGTCAATGGGTGCGCGTTCGCAACCTTTGATGATTGCAATCACAACGGCGGGCGTCTTTGATACGAATTCCATTTGTCACGAACTCTATTCATACGGCAAGCGCGTTGAAGATGGGGTGATTGAGGACAACACATTTTTGCCACTTATATATGAAGCGGACCCGGACGACGACATTCACGACCCAAAGGTTTGGAAAAAGGCAAACCCAAATTTCGGAATCTCAATCAAGCCCGAATATTTCGAAAAGATGGCGCGCGAGGCAAAGACGTTGCCGTCATCGGAAATTGCATTCCGACAACTGCATTTGAACCAGTGGGTCAACTCATTGGCGTCGTGGATTACGGACGACGAATGGATGAAATCCGCGGGCAATGTAGATTTAGAAGAATTGAAGGGACGCAAGTGCTACGCCGGACTCGATTTGGCCGCGGTTGAGGATGTCACGGCGTTTGTTTTGGTATTCCCAATGGACGACGGGGCCATCAAGGTGGTGCCGCGTTTGTTTGTTAGTGAAGCCGCCGTTGAACGCCGTCGGAATCAAACGGGTGGTTCTTACGACAAATTCGTCACGGCTGGCGAACTGATTGTGACGGAAGGGAATTCAACCGATTACGCGGTCATCGAAAGAACAATCAAAGAATGTGCGGAAATCTTTGACATTCAATCCGTGGCTTTTGATAGATGGAACTCGAATTCATTGGTCCAACAATTGACGGACGCCGGGATTGAGATGGACCCGTTCGGCCAAGGTTTCATTTCTATGACGGCACCGATTAAGAATGCGGAAATATTGGTGAAGAAACGATTGTTGCATCACGGCGGTCACGGAATGTTGCGTTGGATGGCGGCGAATGTTGTCACCAAAAAAGACGATGCCGAGAATGTGAAGTTCAGCAAATCAAAAGCGGGCGACAAGATTGACGGAATCATCGCAATGATTATGGCATTGGGTGAGATGATGACAATGGAAGGGAAAGATATGACGTCAACGTCAACATATGAATCGCAAGGAATACGAATGTTATGATGAAAATTGAAGATGCCCAGTCATTAGCAATGCAATTGTTTGATTGTGGAATGACGCCGTGGATTGCAGAATCGGGCGATGGGTACATTGTGCGCATTCTTTTGAATGGGGAAATCATCAATGTGATGCGGTCGGATGTTGAGCATTTCGGAAACAATTAGAAAAGTTTTTCACGTTTTGTGGATTGTATTGTTTTTTTTGTATATTTGAAGTGTTGCAACGGAGCAACGACCAAAACAAATACCAAATGAAGAATTTCACAACACACCAAACGTTTGAAAACCAAGACCTTAAAGTAGAAATCAACTTCTTCGGACTTGTAAAGATTACAGAAAAAGAAGACGGAACAAGCGCAATTAAAAGCAGCAACACCGCGGACGCCATAGAGTATTGGACAAACTACTTCAACGAGGAATCAAAAAAAGGTAACTACCAATTAAGATAAAATGCAAGACTGGCAAAAACAAATTCTCGAAAAAGAAGGGTTCAAAAATTTTCCGCCTATGTATTACACAACAACAACAAATGATTCCGTACATTACGGATTGAATATGGAACCAGTTGACGACATATCAGTTGGCGACATCATCGAGATGACGCGCACGGGAAAAGAATTTTTGGTGGAATCAATCACACCATCGGGAATCATATTGAAAGAATGCACGACATACATTTCATTTAGCCGTTCGGCATTGAACGAGCGTTTGAAACGAAATTCGGCAATACACAAAAGCATTTAGGGAACCACGGGGCGTTCTGCTCCGATTGGTGTTTGGTTTGGTTGGGGACGTTGTGGTGACGTCCCCTTTTTTTTGTCATTGTTTTGTTGCAAATGATATTGTATATTCACCCCGAATTGTACAATCATTTTCAACCGAATGGCCGAAAATCAAAATTTATTCGGGCGCATTTTGGGCGCACTTCGTTCCAATCCGAACCGCCCATCAACATCATTGGCGAATCCCGCCGAATGGATGTTCAGCGACAACGAATCAAAAACGGGCATTGCAGTCACGGAAAACACCGCGATGCAATTGTCGGCCGTCTTTGGTGCCGTTCGTGTTATTTCCGAAACGATGGCAACATTGCCGTGGAGCGTTAAGCAAACCACGGACGGAATCGTCACCGATGCCGAAGCGCATCCAATCAACAAATTGATTCATCATCCAAATGCGATGATGACGGATTTCACATTCCGCGAAACGTGTCAAGCAAATTTATGTTTGCACGGAAACGCGTTCATCGCAATCAAACGCGATGGTGCTGGGAATCCAATTCAATTGATTCCGATTTCACCGAATCGCGTTGATGTGAAAGTCTACAAAGACGAAAAGTTTTATCAAGTTGACAACAAAGAAACATTCGATGATTCCGAAATGATTCATTTGGTTGGATTAGGATTCGACGGCGTGGTTGGAAAATCGGTCATTGAATCCGCACGTGAATCAATCGGCCTTGGATTAGCGGCCGACCAATTCGGCGGTTCGTTCTTTGGAAACGGCGCAAACGTTTCGGCGGTTTTAACCCATCCGGGACGCCTTAGCGATGAAGCGTACAAACGTTTGATTCGTTCGTGGCAACAACGCAACGCGGGATTGGATAACGCACACAAAACCGCGATTCTCGAAGAAGGGATGAAGGTCGAAAAAATGTCCATCAGCCCACAAGAATCACAATTCATATCAACGCGCAAATTCGGCGTTGAAGATATCGCACGTTTTTTCCGTTTGCCATTGGCTTATTTGGGTTCAATGGAAAATTCAAGCACACGCGCCAACGTCGAAGAGCAAGGAATAATGTTCCAACGCAACACAATCTTGCCGTGGGTTAAACGCTGGGAATCTGAAATCAATCGCAAATTGTTTGTTGGCGATTCTGAATATTACATTCGTTTCAATATGGACGGATTGTTGCGTGGTGATATTCGTTCACGTTACGAGGCCTATACAAAGGGACGTCAATGGGGATGGATTAGCGCAAACGATGTCCGCAAGTTGGAAAATATGGCCCCAATCGATGGCGGTGATGCATACTTGCAACCAATGAATATGATTGACGTGGCGAACCCACAAAACGACGCAAACGATGCCGTGGAGTAATTACCCCGAAGGAGCAAAGAACAACGCTAAAAAGGCGTTAAAACACCGCGAGGACAACGGAACCGATTGTGGCACGCCCGTCGGTTGGCAACGCGCCAATCAATTAGCTGGTGGCGAAGCGATTTCCGACGATGTTTTGGTTCGTACCTTTTCATTTTTATCACGTGCCAAGGTGTACGACCAAGGCAAGTTTTTTGATGAGGATGGAAAAGAAATTTGTGGTTCGATTATGTATGCCGCATGGGGTGGCGACCCGATGTTGAATTGGGCAAAAAGAACGATTGAAAAAATGAAAGAAGATAAAAACGAAAGACATATCAAATCCGTTGTTGAAACCGATGACGAAATCGTCATCACATTCGGCAAAGGTGAAATGGTCGATGATATTGAAACGGAATCAAAGACGGAACAACGTGCCGAACCAAACGAATTGGCGGTTGGTGACTTTGTGCGTTGGAACTCATCGGGCGGCAATGCTTATGGCCGAATCATTCAAGTTGAAACGGACGGCGAACTGGAAGCGGATTCGGGATTCAAAGTCAACGGAACAACCGATGACCCGGCGGCATTGATTAGAATTTACCGCTACGATTCAGAATCAGACGCATACGTTGAGCGCAAACCAGTGTTGAACGTTGTTCATAGATTCAGCACGTTAGAAAAATTTGACGCTGAAGTTCGCAAGTCTTCAGTCGTAAAAGAACAACGCGAATTCCGAATGGAAAGCGCGGAACAAAATGGAAACACGATTCGTGGTTATGCCGCCGTTTACAATTCGGATTCCGAATGGATGGGTGGTTTCTACGAACAAATTGCAACGGGTGCGTTTGACGGCGTAATGGACAACGATGTTCGCGCCTATTTTAACCACGATGAAAATTTATTGTTGGGACGTGTGTCGAGCGGCACGCTAAGAATCAGCACGGACAAACGCGGTTTGTTTTATGAGGTTGATTTGCCCAATACAACATATGCCAATGATTTAGCGGAATTGATGAAGCGCGGCGACGTCAATCAAAGTTCATTCGCTTTCCTAATCGAAAAGGATAGATGGGAACAACGCGATGGTGTAACTTACCGAATCATTGAAAAAGTATCACGTTTGCTTGATGTTAGCCCCGTAAGCCAACCGGCTTATCCGGACGCAACATCGGAGTTGAAGCGCGATTTGGAAACGGAAACCAAAGAAGAAGCGAAAGCGGCATCGGTAGAAAATACCGAATCCGAAGATGTGGAAACCAAGGATGAAGGGCCCGACATTTATTTGTATAAAAGTAAAATTCTAAATTTTTAACACGATGAAAAACATCGAATTGCGCGGACAACGCGCGGAACTAATCAAAGGCGCAACGGCAATCGTTGACGCGGCACAAAAAGAAGGTCGTTCTTTGAACTCTGAAGAGCAATCAAAATTTGACGCAATGGAAGCGGATGCAAGAAGCATCAAAACCCAAATCGACACTTTAGAGCGCGCAAGCGAACTAAAGAAAGAATTGGCCGCAAACGCTGAAGCACGTGAAATGGCTCCAAAGGCAACCAAAGCGGGTGCATTTGAGAAATACCTACGTAGCGGAATGAGCGCATTGAACGCAAACGAGCGTTCAGTTATGGCAGAATTACGCGGACAAACAACATCTCCCGATTCGGCTGGTGGTTTCTTGGTACCTCAAGGATTCAGCAACGAACTTGATGTTGCAACTTTGTTCACTGGCGAAGTTGAGCGTTTAGCTAAAAAATTGAACACGGCGGGTGGCGCATTGTTGGATTATCCTACAATCAACGACACTGCAACTGATGCGGCTTTGACTGCTGAAGCGGCGGCGGTTGGTGTTCAAGATATGACATTCGCAAACGCTCAATTGAGTGCTTACAACTACGCAAGCCAAGTGAAAGTTTCAATGCAATTGTTGCAAGACAACGCATTCGATTTGAACTCTTTCCTTGCTGAGGCAATGGGCGAAAGAATCGCACGTGTAACAAACGGCGCATTCACAACGGGTACTGGTTCAAGCCAGCCACAAGGTATCATCACGGGTGCAACTTTAGGAAACACCGCGGCATCTGCAACGGCAATCGCCGCTGACGATATTTTGGACCTTATCCACTCAATTGACCCATCGTACCGCAACAAGCAATCATTCGGCTTGATGGCTCACGATAACGTTATCGCGGCAATTCGTGCGCTTGGTCTTGGTTCTGCAAATGACTTCCCAATCTTCATCCCATCGATGGAAGCGGGTCAGCCGGACAAATTATTCGGGTACAATATTTACTACAACAACGATATGGAATCAAGCATCGCAACGGGCAACAAGACCCTATTGGCGGCAGATTTCAGCAAGTTCGTTGTTCGTTCTGCTGGTGATGTTCAGTTCGTTCGCTTAAACGAACGCTACATGGACACCATGGAAATTGGTTTCCTTGCGTCAGTACGTAAGGACTCTAAAGTCCTCGATAGCCGTGCGGTTAAATACTTGGCTCAAGCCTAATTATGAAAGTCAGATTTTTGAAATCTGTTTCGGGTAACGGATTCCACTACCGCGGAAATGCGGTGGTGGAAATCCACTCCGATGAGATGTTGACCGATTTTTTGAATGCGGGTTTTTGTGAGGCAATAGCCGAAGCACCAAAAGCACGCGCAAAGAAGGCGGTGAAAAAGACCAATACAAAAGAAACACGCTAACAAATGGCAATTGATATTGTAACGCCCGCGGCGTCCGAACCCATCACATTGACGGAAGCAAAGAATTTTTTGCGCGTTGACCATAGCGATGACGACACTTTGATTTCGGCATTGATATCGGCATCACGTGAGATGTGTGAACAATACACGCGACGCATTTTGGTGACGACAACAATCGATGAATATTTCGACCAATTCCCACGCAATCATTGGGATGGTCAATCGAACTTGTTGTATTTATCACGCGGACCAGTTGCATCAATTGATTCAGTTTCTTATGTAGATGAAATTGGTTCAACGGCGGTGATTTCGTCATCGTTGTACACAACCGATTTAATTTCAGAACCCGCACGCATTCAATCCATCGGTGGATGGACAACGGGCGCGGGTGTTATCAACCAATTAATTGTTCGCTATGTTGTAGGGACTGATGTTTCGGCAATTCCAAAGCCGTTGATTCAAGGGATGATGTTGGTCATCTCTGAATTGTACGACCAAAGAATGGACCGCGTTCGTCAACTGCCAACGGCATCCGAATATTTGTGGAACCCTTATCGAATCTTTACATTCTAATGATTGACCAGTCGGGACAATTAGACCGCAGAATCGCGATTCAATCATTCACCGAATCAACCGATGATTTTGGTGAGGTGATTTTGTCGTTCACAACCTTGGCCAATGTTTGGGCAAAGGTCGTGGAGAAAAGCGGCAATGAAGGTGAAGACGGGAACCAAATGGTCGCCACGCAAAAAGTCGAATTTTTCATTCGTTACCGCTCGGATATAAACGAGCAAATGCAAATTGTACACGAAAACAAAACCTACACAATCGAAGCGATTTTGAATGCAGACGCACGCAAGTCGTTCCAAAAGATTGTGACAAGATTTGCGGACTAATGGGAACAACGGCGGAAAGAATGATGTCGGCAAGAAGCAAACGCACGGGCGGTGGTTCGGGTGGTGCTTTCATTGGGTTTGACGAAAAGGATATCAAGAAGGAATTCGAACGCGCTTTCAAAGAGTTGGAAAACTTACACGATGGCGTCACAACGGCGCAAATCCGTCGCATTGCACGCAAGTCATTGAAGCCGATGTTGAAGGGGTACAAAGACGAAATCACGAACATCAGTTCGGGAACGTTTAAGGTGTACCGAAACGGCGGCATTTATGCCGAAATAACCAAAGGCCAATTAAAAAAATCAATGGGCATCATCACCACGCGTGTGAATCGTGGGGCGACGTTTGCATCATTGCAAGTTGGCCCAAGGGTGAAGCGTACATTTAGCGACCCGGAAAAAGGTGGTTGGTTCGCTCACTTTTTGGAATACGGATATTTACAAAATGGCAACTACAAAAGCGGAATTCAAGGATTCGCAAGACGCGCAAGAATGAAACAATCAGCCGGCGTTGGAAACGAGTTCAAACGATTGATGCGTTCATTCTTGAATAAACAAGTAAAAGCCGCACGAATATGATTGGGAAGGTTATCAAATCAAAGTTCACCAGTGATTCAGCATTGAACACATTGTTTGGTGGACGAGTGTTTCCAGTGATAGGAGCGCAAACAAAAGCGACGCCGTTCGCGATTTACGAGGTGGCAAACATTTCCACAAGTATGTCGAAAGAAAGCGATTCGCATATTGACGAAATAGATGTTCGAATCACGTTGATTTCAACAAAGTATTCGGACACACAAAACGCCGTTGAATACGTTCGTAGTGCATTCGTGAGAATGAACCAAACGATTGGCGGGGTGAAAGTAAAATCGTGCGCCTTTGAAGGCCAACGCGATTTGTTCAGCGATGATGAACGAACGTTTGGGTCACAAGTTGATTTGAAATTTCGGGTTTCACGCGATTGATTTACTAAATTTAAAAACGATAAAAAACAACTAAAATGGCTTCAACAAGCATCATGAATTCAACGGATGTTGTGATTCAAATTTCAGAAGATGGCGGAACAACTTACGACATCATTGGCCGTGCAACATCGGCATCATTAAGCACATCAATGGAAGTGCGCGACACCACAACAAAAGATTCAGCCGGATGGCAAGAAAATTTGGAAGGTTTGAAATCTTGGTCGCTTAGTGGCGACGGGTTGGTGACTTACTCAATCTCGGGCGATTACGACACACCGGATGACCTTTTCACATTGTTGTCAAACCGCACACTTGTCAAAGTGAAGTTTGGTTCTGCAACAAGCGGCGAAATCGACTACACTGGCGACGCATACTTGACAAGCTACGAACAAGAAGCGGGCGTTGAAGAAAATGTTTCTTTCTCATTCGGATTCACGGGAACTGGCGTATTGACGCAAGCATCTGTTGCTTAATCAAAAATGATTCGGGGCCGTCCGTTGGGCGGTCCCTTTATTACCAACAACAACAAAAAACAACAACATGACAACAATTATTGAAATCGGGGAACGTAAGCACGCAATAAGATTTGGATTTAACGCCTTGCGTGAATTCTCAAGAATGACGGGAACGACATTGGCGCAATTGGAAAACCTTGGCGACGATATGACTTTGGACCAAGCAATAACATTGATGTATTGCGGATTCAAAGACGGCGCAAGAAAAGAAAAGGCACCATTCCGCTATGATGTGGCAGATGTTGCCGACTGGATTGACGAAGATGAAACATTGATTGAAAAGGCGTTCGCCGTCTTTGAAGAACAATTTTCATCGGGTAGTGAAAAAAAGTAAATGACCGAACGTCGCAACAAGGTGACGTTGCAACATGGGACACGTTGGAAGCGTTCGCGTTCGGTCAAGTTGGATTGATGCCGTCCCAATTTTATGACCTATTGCCACGCGAGTGGGGCAACTTGGTTGAGGGTTGGAACGAGCAACAAAACCGAAAAGAAAAAACGGATTGGGAAAGGACGCGTTGGATGACAACAATTCTTTTGAATCCACACACAAAGAAGCGCATCAAGCCAAAAGATTTGATTGTGTTTCCTTGGGAAAGCCAACCGAAAAAGGACCGCAAGGTTTGGACACGGGGCGAAATATTAGAAGTAATAAACGAACGCAAACAACGCGCAAAAGCCAATGGCAAGTCTTAGTTCATTAAATTTCCGACTAACCGCGAACATCGCGCCATTCCGTAAAGGTCTAAACAAGGCCGAACGAGCAATGGATAAGATGGGGCGCAAGATGCAACAAACGGGCAAAAATTTGTCCATGAAGTTGACCGCGCCACTCGCGGCAATTGGTGCGGTATCGTTTAATGTGTTCAAGGGCTTTGAACAAGAAATGTCCAAAGTTCAAGCGGTATCGGGTGCAACTGCTGACGAGTTCAAAGCGTTATCAGATAACGCCAAAGAATTGGGAGCATCAACGATGTTCAGTGCGCGTGAGGTTGCAAGCCTACAAACGGAGTTCGCAAAACTTGGTTTTAGCGCGACGGAAATCACCAAAGTCACGGGCGCAACATTAGCATTGGCGCAAGCATCGGGAACCGATTTGGCGCGTGCCGCTGAGGTCGCCGGTTCTACATTGCGTGCCTTTGGATTGGACGCAAGTCAAACGAATGTCGTCACCGATGTGATGGCGAAATCATTCAGCACATCGGCATTGGATATGGAAACCTTTGCGGAATCCATGAAGTATGTCGCACCCGTTGCGAAAAGCGCGGGAATGTCTATTCAAGAAACATCCGCGATGTTGGCGGTTATGGCCGACGCGGGAATCAAAGGTTCTCAAGCGGGAACCTCTTTGCGCCGTATCATTTCAGAAATTGGCGCAACGGGAAAACCGACGGCCGAAGCATTGAAAGATTTGGCAAACCAAGGGATTGGACTTGCCGATGCAAAAGATGAAGTTGGTCGTTCGGCACAATCGGCGTTGTTGGTTTTAGCGGGCGGCGTTGACCGAATCGCGCCATTAACTGAAGAATACAAAAACGCGGGTGGTGCGGCTCAAGAAATGGCCGACATCATGGGGAACACTGCATTCGGAGCATCCAAGCGTTTGGAATCCGCAATGGAAGGTTTGATGATTTCCATTGGTGAGATTGTAGCGGTTGCCGTTGTCCCATTGATTGAGTTTTTGGCAAAGGCCGCAAGCACATTGAACGGAATGTCGGACGGGACAAAGAAAGCCATTGTAATTTTTGCCGCGCTTGTGTCGGCGATTGGACCGGTTATCTTCATAGTCGGTTCGTTGACGCGTGCCATCGCCGCGATTCGTGCGGCCACTTGGTTAGCAACGGCCGCAACAACGGCGTGGGGTGTTGCCGTGCAAATTGCGACGTCACCGATTACATTGATTATTTTGGCGGTCGCGGCGTTGGCGTCGGGGCTCATTTATCTCGCTTACAACTTTAAAACACTCAAGGCCATCGCCATCAACTCGATTGCTGGATTGGTGAACTTGGTCATCCCTTACATCAACACATTGATTGCGAGATTCAACGCAATCGCTGGTTTGCTTGGGATGGACAAAATGTTGGTCGAACCATTTGAAAAAATGAAATCGGTCGCGGTCCCGGCGTTTAAATCGCTTAGTCAAGTGGTCACCGAAATCAAGGATGATTTGGGATTGTTAAAAGACGAGGCCGAAGAAACAAACGAAGTGATTTCCGAAACCACGGACATCATTGACGATGCCACAAATTCAATTGACAAAGCAACGGGTTCAGTCAAAAAAATGACGGAATCATTGGTTGAATTAAACGCAAAGGGTTGGCAGATATTAAAGCCGCAAATGGCCCCAGTATTCAAACCAATGGAGCGCGGTTTTGTAAACACAACGGCGTTGGCTATTCAAGCGGGCAACGCAATAAAAGACCATTTCGCCAATGCTATTGTCACAATGTTTGACAAGTTAGAAGAAGGCGAAACAAGATTTGGAAATTTCTTTAAATCATTAGCGGCGGGATTGAAACAAATGGCCGCGCAATTTATAGCGACCGCAATCGCGGCCTTGGCTTTAGCCGTTGCCGTTCGTTTTGCTATTGGCGGCGCGGCTGGAATTGGTAGCATCGGCGATATATTTGGAACGATGCAAAGCGTCGCCGGGTTTATGCCAAACATTCCAATGCTTGCCGAAGGTGGTGTTGTAACATCACCAACGTTGGCAATGATTGGCGAGGGTGGACAATCCGAAGCGGTTATTCCATTGGATAGATTGGGCGAATTTGGCGGCGGACAAAACGTTGTCGTCACTGGCCGAATCAGCGGGTCGGACATTTTGTTGTCCAATGAACGCGCGTCAAGAAATAGAACAAGACAAAGAGGTTTTTAATATATGGCGGCATCAAAACTATTTTCGGAGTTTCAAAGTTCAAATGGTAAATACTACAAAATTGAAATTTGGGATGAGGACTATTCGGGAACATCACCCGATGAATTCAGCGTCGCGGGCGATGGGTTTCAATTAACCTATTCCGGGCAAACGGACAATGTGTATTCCCCAATCATTGGCTCGTCGGTATCGTTTGGAATGTATGTTCAAGATTCTGCAACCAATGCATTTTTGACAAACATCAAACAATACCAACAAGACCGCTACTATTTAAAAATATATCGCGGAAACACCGAAGCATCTGCAACATTCTTTTGGGGTGGATATATCGTTCAAGACATCATTGAAATTGAAGATATTTCACAACCCTACATTCTAAACATTCAAGCGACCGACGGGATTTCAAAGTTGGCGGACACGTTGTGTGGCACGTCATTTTTCCGTCAGTTTACCAACCAGTTCATCAACGCATTAGACCAAGTTGGCGTGTTGGGAATATACGATGCAACGGACCCGGTGTTGGCGGTTGTGTGCGATTGGTGGGCGCAAGAAATGACCTACAACGCAAACAACAATCCGTTGGATGAGGTGTTTGCAGATTTCCACGCGTTCGACACGATTGACGAACAAGGATTTTACACCAATAAAAATTGGCTTGAAATCTTGTCTCAAATGTGTACGATTTTTGGTTTGCGTTTTTACTATTCAAACGGCCAATATCGATTGGAACAATTGTTTGAACGCGACGGGTCATTCGTGGAACACACCTATCAAAAGGACAAAACAAAGATTGGTGCAACGAGCGGATTGAGTTACACGAAGACGTTGGACCAAACAACAAACAAGGCGCGTTTGGCTGGCAACGTTTTCAATTTCTTGCCAGCGGTAAACGATGTGGCCATCACATTGAATCAAGAACCAAAAGCAATGAATGGCGTGACGTGGGACAATTCCAACGACCCCGATTTGGCGGTTGGTTTGGTTTCATCCGCTTTGCAGAATCAATTGACGTTGGTGTTCAATCACCAAATCAAATTGTTCTTAAATGTAAATACTAACAACAACAACATCTTTGCAAAGTTGAAATTGAATGTTGAATTGTTTGATTTCAACAACAACGTCACGTACTATTTGAAGCGCACGTACACGGGAACAACGCCATCGACACCCGTATGGACCACAACACAATCGGGTTCGGGGTACGAAATATTAGTTGGAACATTCCAAGAATTCAGCGCTCAAGTTACATTAGGCAATACGCCGGACGTCATTCAAATCGGTGGACCAACGACAATCGTCACGCCTAAAATTCCAGCGGATGGCGACATGACAATCAATTGGGATTTTGTTGGATTCGTTGAAACGAATGGTTCCGTTCGTGGTTTGAATATCGGGAACTCGTCATCATACAAGATGACGTTGCAATCGGTCGATTCATCGTTCGGTTCAATACAAAATCAAACAACAAGAATCCGCGCCGTGTCGCCGAATGCCGACATCAATGGTTTGGTTTCTTATGAATTGCCCGAAACAAGTATTTTCACCGGGCAAGGCGAACGCGGTTCACTGGTCAATCAATACGATGTCGGTGGTTTATTGATAAAGGTTCCATACACCAATTGGCGCGAAGGGAATTCCGGTTCATATGTTGAAATCCAAAAATTGGTTTGTCAAGAATTGTTGAAACTAATGGATGAACCCGTTCAAAAATATGCGGGTCGAATGTTTAGTTCTCACAACTTCCGTCAGCGTTTGACGTTTGATTCAAACAATTGGATTCAATTGGGTGGGACTTACGACGCCAACCGCGATGAATGGGACGGCGAATGGTTCGTCATCAATCGGGCGGCAATCACACCAACGTTTGATGATGTAGTGATTCCAACGGACAACGTGAATTTTGGAAACGTTAATGGTTCAACGGGAAATGTTTCTTTTGACGGAATCGATGCCGTGAATCTTGACACCAACATTTTGGACGTGACAACCACGGCGAACGTCGGCACCGATTTGGATGTCGGTGGGAACACTGGATTGACGGGTCGTTTGGATGTCACGGGTTCAACCACATTGACGGGTGACACCACGTTGAACAACTTGGACCATCAAGGGACATTGATTGAAGAAATCACCGACGTGACGAATTCATCGGGGTCAACTTATGATGTTGGGGACACTGAATATATGATATTCAACACGTGGTCGGGCGGTAATGGAACGGCGACCATCAACTTGCCACGCGCGGGAGATAACGAAGGGCGGTTGTTGCGTTTCAAATCGGATGAAACCATCGGCGCAAATACCGCAATCACATTGTCACCATCATCACCCGACACGATTGATGGCGACCCGGAATTTTCTTTCAACCGCGATTATGATGGCGTAATGCTATTGGCGCACAACTCGAATTGGTACATCATTCAACGCAAGGCGAAATAAAAGTTCGTTAGGCGATACTTATATTTACAAAACATAATTTACCACGATGAAACAATCAACTTTTTATTACCTACTTCGTAGAGGTGTGATTGGTGGCGGGGGAAGCAGTGGCGGTGGTTCATTCACTG